CTCTTGGAACGCAACATGAAAGTCATGTCGGCGATTCAGGCACGCTTGCATGCGGCCATGCGCCGCGAGTTCCGGGTGCTCACCAACGTGGTGCGCGACATGGGACCGGTGGAATACGAATTTGAATTGGAGCCGGGTGAGGAAAAGGCCAAGGGGTCTGATTTCGATGAGCGCGTGGATGTCATCCCGGTCTCGAATCCCAACGCCAGCACTATGGCCCAGCGCATCATGCAGTATCAGGCAGCCTTGCAGCTGTCTTCGACGGCGCCCGATATCTACAACATGAGTGAGCTGCACCGGCAGATGTTGGATGTCTTGGGTATTGAGAATGTGGACGACATCATTCCGCCTCAAGATGAGATACCGCCTCTCGATCCGGTCACCGAAAACATGAATCTGTTCAACGGGATGCCAGTACGCGCCTTCCAGTATCAAGATCAGGAGGCGCATATTCAGGTGCATATGGCGGCGGCCCAAGACCCCAAGATTGGGGAGATGCTGGCCAACTCACCGAATGCGCAAGCAATCGAGGGAGCCTTCGCTGCGCATGTGACCGAACATTTGGCGTTCCAGTATCGTCGCGAAATCGAAGAAGAACTGGGTGTGCAGCTGCCGCCGTTGGGCGAAGCGCTGCCGGAAGACATCGAACTGCGTCTCTCCAAGCTGGTGGCTGAGGCTGCCGGACGGGTGCTTGGCAAGGATCAGGCCGAGATGCAGCAGAAGGAAATTCAAGAACGCATGGAAGACCCGGTGGTGCAGATGCAGGAGAAAGAACTGCAAATCCGCGAAGCCGAGGTTTACCGCAAGGCCGAGGAGAACGCTACCAAGGTGGCCGCCGATCTGGCCAAGGCGGAAGAAAGAGCCAAGATCGATCGCGAACGCATGGCAACCCAAGAGCGGATTGCCGGAGCGCGTATTGGCGCCGACGTGGCCAAAGAACAAGCCAAGGAGGCGCAGGAAGACCGCAAAGTGTCTGCCAATCAGCGCCTCGAAGGAGCGCGACTGGGTGAGAAGATTGCCGAGATCGTGTTCGATAACGACGATAATAAGGACGAGGACTAACTGATGGATGGCCCTCTTGACCTGAATGCTGCGCAATATCTGCGTAAGTTAATACGCGAGCGCATGAACGAGGTGACCGACAACCTCGCGACCGGATCGGCCAGTAATTTCCCCGACTATCGCCACGACGTGGGCGTCATCGAGGGACTTGCGTGGGCCGAACGCGAACTGCTTGACCTTGTTGAAAGGATCGAAGCTGCATAACGCCCCTTGGGCGCAGGGTTCTGCGATGCCCTCTCATCGTTGCTGGAGAGAAATATGGAATTGGTGAAGGGTGAAGAGCATGACGCCCCTGATATCGGCCTTGAGCCGAAGACGGCGCGCCAGCTTCCTGATCCTCGCGGTTGGAAGATTCTGATTGCGTTGCCGGAGGTCATTGAGACCACCGATGGCGGCATCATCAAGACGACGGAAACCCTACAGAACGAGGAAGTCTCCTCGATCGTGGGCTTTGTGGTGTCGATGGGACCGCTGTGCTACGCCGACTTTAGTCGATTCCCTACCGGACCTTGGTGTGCGGAGGGCGATTGGATTTTGATGCGGGCCTATTCAGGTACACGCATTAGCATCCATGGCAGAGAATTCCGTTTAATCAATGACGATACCGTGGAAGCGGTCGTCCAAGACCCGCGAGGCATAGAAAAAATATGAGCGAAAACGAAGACCTAGCTGCTACCGAAGCAGCGACGACGGCAACCGACGAGCTGGGCTTTGGCCAAGCGTTGTCTGTGGGTATGCCCGACACCTCCGATGTAGAAATCGTGGTTGTCGATGATGACCCCATTGAGGAAAAGGATCGCAAGGGTGAGATCGATAACTACAGCGAGAAAGTGCAGAAGCGTATCGATCAGCTCAAGGGCGAATACCACGAAGAGCGCCGAGCTAAAGTTCAGGCGGAGCGTATTGGTGATGAAAGCGTGAGTGTGGCGAAGCAGTTGCTGGCGGAGAATCAGCGCTTAAAAGCGCGGATACAACAGGGCGACGCGACCTTGGCACAGCAGTTACACGCAAAGGCACAGACCGGCATGGAGAAAGCCAAGGGCGAATACAAAGCCGCCCATGAAGCCGGGGATACTGAGGCCGTGGTAACCGCTAACGAACAAATGATTAATGCCCGAGCGGAGATGTTTCAGGCGCAGACGATGAATCCGGCAGCGGGGAGACCTCCTCCTCAACCCGGACAGATGCCGCCGCCTGGAATGAGACCGCCTCCTCCCGGGATGAGACCGCCTCCGCAGGCACAGCAGGGGCCACCGCAACAACAGCCTCAGCCACAGCAGCCCCCACCCGATCCAAAGGTGACGGACTGGGCCAAGGCGAATGAGTCGTGGTTTCAAAAAGACAAGGTGATGACCGGCACCGCTTATGGACTCCATGAAAAGCTGGTCACTGAGCAGGGGATTGATCCCCTCTCTGATGAATATTACGAAAGGCTTGATGCTGACATGCGTCGAATCTTTCCTAATGAACTCGGGTCACAGGGGGAGTCTTCAGCCCCTGCGTCTCGTGCTACCCCCACGGTCGCCCCATCCAGTCGAAGTAATTCGGGCAGGCCGCGCCAATATAAACTGAAGCCAAGCCAGGTTGATCTTTCCCGCAAACTGGGGATCACTCCTGAACAATATGCAGTGCAACTTGCAAAGGAGCAGAACCGTGAGCGATGAAAGAAAGATGTCTGGCAGTGATGATTTGAGAGAAACCCCAGCAACGAGGGAAGACCAACAGCGCCCCTCCGATAAATGGGTACCACCCAGTGTTCTCCCCGATCCGATCCCGCAAGAGGGATGGGTGTTTCGTTGGATCAGGACCTCAACGTTAGGTCAGTCCGACAACACCAACGTCTCGATGCGGTTTCGTGAAGGTTGGGAGCCAGTCAGGGCCGAAGACCATCCCGAGCTGATGATCGTTTCCGATCACGGTTCGCAGTTTCCGGGGAACGTTGAAGTGGGTGGATTGTTGTTGTGTAAGGCACCAAGGGAAGAGGTTGATAAGCGAGCTGAGTATTATCGCGATATGGCCCAAGCCCAGATGGATGCTGTGGACAGCAACTACATGAGAGAAAGTGATCCGCGTATGCCCGTGCTCCAGCCGGAGCGCAGCACCCGGGTAACTTTTGGGCGCGATTCTTAACGAATCGTTTGGTTTTTAATTTTGTATGAGGATTAGCTTATGGCTGCTTCAGCCGCGCCTTATGGCGCCAAGCCAATAGGCACTCTGAGTGCGAGCGGTTCCTTCACGGGAAAAGTTCAGCATATTAAGATTGCCAGTGGCTATGACACGCTGATTTCTTGGGGTGATTTTGTCAAATTGGTCGCTGCCGGTACTATCGAAAAAGATACCGGGACCACGACAGCAACCCCAGTAGGCGTGTTCATGGGTTGTAGTTACACCGATCCGACGACGAGCCAACCGACCTATGCGCAGATGTGGACCGCCGATGTGGCGGCCAGTGATGCCATGGCGTATGTGCTTACCGACCCTAACGTACTCTTTCAGATGCAAGGAGACGGGGCGATAACGCAAGCGATGCTTGGTTCAAATTTTGCGATCGTGGTAACTGCTGGTTCAACAACGATTGGTCGAAGTAAGAACGCCGTAGATCAGAGTACGAGTAATACGACTAACACACTGCCGTTACGGATTGTCGATTATGTCGACGGCCCTGACAGTGCGGTGGGTGATGCGTATACCGACGTGATCATGAAGTTCAATGTCGGCCACCAATACGTAAACACGACGGGGATATAAAGCATGGCAATTTCACGAGCGCAAATGCTGAAAGAACTCCTGCCGGGTTTGAACGCATTGTTTGGTTTGGAATACGAGACTTACGAAGACGAGACGGCGGCGATTTACGAAACCGAAAGTTCTGATCGAAGCTTCGAGGAAGAAGTGAAGCTCAGTGGTTTTGGGGCCGCACCCGTCAAAGCTGAGGGCGGAGCGATTAGCTACGACTCGGCGCAAGAGTCTTTCACGGCTCGGTATAACCATGAAACGATCGCGATGGGCTTTGCCCTGACGGAAGAAGCCATGGAGGACAACCTCTATGACTCTCTCTCCGCTAGGTACACCAAAGCGCTCGCTCGGGGCATGGCGTATACCAAGCAACAGAAGGGTGCTTACCCGCTGAACAACGGTTTCAGTGGCGGCGCTTTCAGCTCTGGCGATGGCGTGACGTTATTTAATACGTCGCACACGCTGGTGTCTGGAGGTACGGTACAAAACACCCCCACGACTCAGGCTGACCTGAACGAGACGTCGCTGGAAAATGCGACGATCACGATCGCTGGTTGGACTGATGAGCGGGGTCTACTGATTGCGGCTCGCCCGCGTCGGTTGGTGATACCGCCCAATAACATGTTTGCTGCTACCCGCATCCTGGAAACCCCGGGGCGTGTCGCAACCGCAGACAACGACATCAACGCACTCAGGTCCTTGGGAACCATCCCTGATGGTTACTCGGTCAATCATTATTTGACTGACACGAACTCTTGGTATCTGATTACGGACGTACCGAACGGTATGAAGCACTTCACACGGACTCCTCTGGAGACCAGTATGGACGGCGACTTCGACACCGGGAACGTGCGTTACAAAGCGCGTGAGCGTTATTCGTTTGGTGTTAGTGACTACCTAGGCATCTTCGGAAGCTCTGGTTCGTCATAAAACCGTGGGATGGGGGAGGGGTTCGCCCCTCCTTCTCCTTTCCTGACTGCTAACGCAGACACTGGCCACGACAGGAGACCTTCATGGCTAATACGACTTTTAATGGTCCCGTCCGTTCAGAGAACGGGTTCGAGCAAATCAGCAAGAACTCGACGACGGGCGCGATCACG